CCTTACCAAGCTTTTGCTTACGAAAAAAATCCGTATAGCTTTTTTGGTATAGGTGTTGCAGAGAACATGGATGACTCACAACAGATAATGAACGGACATGCTAGAATGGCTATAGATAACTTAGCTCTTTCTGGTTCACTTGTATTTGATGTAGACGAGACTGCATTAGTAGGTGGGCAAAGCATGGAGATATATCCTGGAAAAGTTTTTAAAAGACAAGCTGGAGTAGCTGGTCAGTCTATTGTAGGACTAAAATTCCCTAATACGTCAACAGAAAACATGATGATGTTTGATAAGTTTCGACAACTTGCTGACGAGCAAACAGGGATACCTAGTTACTCACATGGGCAAACAGGTGTGCAAAGTATGACAAGGACTGCCTCTGGTATGTCAATGTTACTTGGAGCAGCCTCTTTAAACATTAAAACAGTTATAAAAAATCTTGATGATTTTCTTTTAAAACCTTTAGGCGAGGCTTACTTCCAATGGAATATGCAATTTCTTGAAAAGCGTTTAGGTGTAGATGGTGATTTAGAAGTTAAAGCAACAGGTACAAACAGTTTAATGCAGAAAGAAGTTAGATCGCAACGACTAACTATGTTTTTACAAACTGTTCAGAATCCTGCAGTAGCTCCTTTTATTAAAATGAATAAATTAATTTCTGAACTAGCTTATAGTTTAGATTTAGATCCCGAAGAATTGCTTAATGATCCTGAAGAAGCTGCGATCATGGCTCAAATTATAGGTATGCAAAATGGACAAGTCCCAAGCCAAGAAACTCCTGCCCCTGATCAACAACAAGGAGGCATGGGGATGCCTACTGGAGTACCTCAAGGAGCGCAAGAGCTTGGAGCAACAGGTACTGGCAACGGGAACATTGGAATTGGAGCTGTTCCGCAGTCAGGGGAAGCTGAGTTTTCTGGGACACCTAGAACAGCTCAAGGCTAACGCACAAGCAGCATTAAACGAAAAAGAAGAAGAGACAAATTATAGAGGACTACCTTATGCCTAACTACTCAAAGAAGAAAAAAAGAAGCATGTATCAAGAAGGTGGTTCTTTAATGATGCCTCCAGAAATGATGGAAGAGGAATCTATTCAAGAACCAGTAATGGATATTCCTGAAGATACATATCAAAGTGAAGACCCAATAGAGGTTGCAGCTTCACAGGAATCAGATGAAGTAATTGAGCAAGATCAAATGGAAATGGTTTTAGGTCAAGCTTTAGATTCAGAAGAACAACAATATCTAATGAATGCTCTAGAAGGTGACGAACAACTAAGTCAAATTTTTGACAAAGTTCTTATGACAGCTTCTGAGTTTTCAGGAGAAGGGGAAGTAGACGGCCCTGGAGATGGTACATCGGACTCAATACCAGCTAGACTATCAGATGGTGAGTTTGTTATGACCAAAAAAGCTACCGATCAAATAGGTTCAGACAACCTTCAAATAATGATGGATGATGCTGAACGTGCTTATGATGGTGGTGAAATGAGAGATTATCGGTATGGAGGAGGTCTACTCAATAGTACTGATACAACTGATCTAAGTTCTGACACAAGAAATACGGATGATGAAATTCGTAAACTAATGAGTCTACGTGCTAACCAAGCACCAAGTCTTAGGTAATTTTTATTTACGGCTACCTTAACAGGCCAAGCCCCATAAATCTTTTTCGCGCAAAGAAAGAATTAGTATGGCTACCTTGCAGAGTATAAGCCCCGTAGGAGATATATAATGAGTGAACTAAACCAAGAAGAAGTATCCAATCCGTATAACATGAATAAGGCTTGGCACACGCCAGATGGCCCTAAATCAGATACTGCGGATGGTATGTTTTTTGAAAGACCTAAGCAACAGGCTACCTCTGAAGAAGCCCCTGATGCAGTAGAAAATGAACAGGCTCCCAAAAAACGAACTAATTATAAAAAAAGATATGATGATTTAAAGCGTCATTACGATCAGAAGTTATCTGAATTTAAACAAAAGGAACAAGAGTTGACGGCTATGGCAAAAAATGCACAGCCTCAATACGAAGCTCCAAAAACTCCAGAACAACTAGAGAAGTTTAAAACAGAGTATCCTGATTTGTACGATACGGTAGAATCTGTAGCTTATATGAGAAGCTCAGAACAAGTTAATCAACTTCAAGAACAACTTCAAATGATCCAACAGCGTGAAGCTACGGCATTGAAAAGAGAAGCTGAAGCTGATTTAATATCTCGACATCCTGATTTTGAGGACATTAGAGGTTCTGATAACTTTCATAAATGGGCAGAAGACCAACCAGAGCAGATACAAGATTGGATTTATAAGAATCCAGACAACGCAATGCTTGCTTCTAAAGCCATTGATCTTTTTAAATTAGAAACTGGTTTAAGTACTCAAACTAAATCTCAGCCCAGAAAACCTCAAGGTTCTGCAGCAGATATAGTTTCAACCAAAACAACAACTGTAGATGCTCAACAACCTAAGATCTGGACTGAACGGGAAATAGCTGCGATGTCCTTAGATACGTTTGATAAATACGAAGATGAAATTAATCTTGCGGTAACTGAGGGTAGAGTAGTAAAATAATACTCTAACTTAGGAGAGCTAACATGGCTTATAATCAATCCGACCAATTTTTTGAACAGGGTACTGATACCAATGGTAACTTTGGTAACTCTGTCAGTGGTCAAACTAATTCTTTTTTCTTACCAAAAGTTTATTCCAAACAGGTCTTAAACTTTTTTCGTAAATCTTCTGTAGCGGAAGCAATTACGAACACCGATTATGCTGGAGAAATTACAGCTTTTGGTGACAGTGTAAGGATTATTAAAGAACCTGTTATAACTGTATACCAATATGAACGTGGTGCAGATGTAACACAGACTAAACTAACTGATCAAGAGATCACTCTTGTTGTTGATACTGCGAATGCTTTCAAATTCATTGTTGATGATATTGAAACTAACATGTCGCACGTTAACTTTAGAGATGTAGCAACTTCTTCAGCAGCTTACGCATTGCGTGATGCTTTTGATGAAGGTGTAATTGCAGCTATGATTGCAGGTGTCTCCGCGTCTAGTCCTAACCATATACTTGGTTCAGACAACGCAACTGACCTTGCTGCTGGTACTTTTGACGGTACTGGTAACTTAGACATAGGCTTTGGTTCTAGCGAACACGATCCTATTGATGTGATGTCTCACATGGCTAGATTACTTGATGAGTCAAACATACCTGAAGAGGGACGATGGTTCTTAGCGAATCCAGAGTTCTATGAAGTACTTGCTTCAAGCTCTTCTAAACTTCTTTCAGTGGACTATAATGGTGGTCAGGGATCTATCCGCAATGGATTAGTATCTTCTGGTAAGCTACGTGGTTTCAACATGTATAAAACTAACAACATTGCTGCAACGTCTAACGCTGCTGGTGTATGTATTGGTGGTCACATGTCAGCAACTGCAACTGCTCAGACTATTACAAGCACTGAGGTCATCCGTGACCCTGATAGCTTTGGTGACATTGTACGTGGACTACACGTATACGGTTCTAAAGTACTCAGACCTGACGCTCTTGTGTCAGCATTCTACGGAATCGACTAGTATAAACTGGGGATGGGGTCTTTAATTAGACCCCTAAACCTTTGGAGTATTTACAATGCCACAAATAGGAAGTAATAAAGAACCTGTATTTTTACGGGGAGCTAATAAAAAAAGAGGTAAGCAATTAGGTCTTACTGGAAAATTTTACAGTTCTGAAAGTTTAAAAAACTATCAAGATAATTATGACCGTATTTTTAAAAGTAACGGGAGTCAGTCGAATGATGTACATGATGAGTGAAAAAGAAATGGAAAACAATACAGATAGAAAAATAGTAGCTGACGGTAAGACAGGGTACAAAAGTATCTTTGAACTAGAAGGTCAGTTTGCAAATGACGGACACGCACAAGGTGCAAAGTTTAACATGGAACAACGAATGAGAACTATGGGGTACTAATGGCTACAACATATCTCCAATTAACAAATGAACTTTTGCGTGAGATGAATGAAGTAGAAACTACTTCTTCTGATTTTACGTCTACTGTTGGTATACAAACACACGTTAAAGATTTAATAAATAGATCTTATTTAGATATGGTTAATGAAGAACCTCAATGGCCTTTCTTAGCTATTGGTGAATCTGGTTCTACAGATCCAATGTACGGTAACACATATATTGAAACTGTAGCTGGTACAAGATGGTATGAATTAAAACCAGCTTCTAGTAGTATTACAACAGATTATGGTTACGTTGATTGGGATAATTTTTTATTGACTACAGTAGGTGTAAGTGGTGAAGCAGCTCCTTTCACTATACGCAATTTACGATTCACTAGTATTGAAGAATGGAAAGATTACTTTCGTCTTTCACAAAATCAAGATGATGCTGATGAACAAAATTATGGTACACCTAGTAGAGTTATAAAAAGTCCAGACAACAGAAAGTTTGGCTTGTCTGCTATTCCTGATAAAGTTTATCGAATTTATTTTTATGCGTATACTTTACCAACAGCTTTATCAGCAGCTACAGATGTAATAGTTTTTCCAGACGTATATACACCAGTATTAATTAATCGTTCAAGATACTATATGCATCAATTTAAAGATAATGCACAAGCTGCAGCATTTGCTTTACAAGACTATCAACGTGGATTAAGAAATATGAAACTGCATTTAATGACCCCAGCACCAACGTATCTAAAAGATGATAGAATGAGGTTTGTGTAATGGCACAATCGTTACCATATGCTGTATCATGTAAAGGTGGACTTAACACAAACTTAAACCAATTTGAAATTCTTTCAGTTGCAGGATCTGCTACAGTATTAGAAAACTTTGAAGTTGATACAGATGGTGGTTACAGAAGAATTAATGGCTTTGCACCTTTTGGTGGTGACGATGCTGCAAGACCTAATAGCACAAACGCTATTATAGGTCTTTTTGTTTATGCAGATGG